CATCTTAGCTCACGACATCGATGTCTAGGAGTGGGCTTTTTCTTTAAATGGTTAGAACATTACCATGTTAGTTCAATCGGTTATCAATTACATGATTTGGGAAGTGGTAGGGTACATAAAAAGATATGGAATGATTTTCGTACATTATCACATACAATTAATAAAGAATTTACAATCATAGTTCATTTATTAATGAATGAAACAATACAACGTTATTTATATTGTCCATCAATAGATTCAATAGATGAGACAAAATCAATTGTTATTCAAGATTTTCATATTCTTGAAAATAGAAAGTCAGTACCACCACCAGTTGTGCCAGTTTGGGATGATGTTGAATCAGATGAAGAAGATTATGAACAACAGGATATGGATTATGATGATACATCATCCGACGAATCAATACCGGAATTAAATTTTCCACAAGAAGTAGTGGAACAAAATCAAACACCAAAACACGTATTTACACTTGAAGAAATACAAAATGCTATTGATAAAGTAACAGATTCAAATATGCAAGATCAAGCATTTAGTGCTTATAATCATGTTAAGACTCAGGTTAGTGCCGCACTATCTATGCCTACAACAGTTAAACAAGCAGTTACTTCAATAGAACAAGATATACATACAATGAAAACAGCATTTGAAGGAATGATGAACAACGCCGCCATTTATGGTGGTTTAGCTGAATTTGTTATTCAGCTTTGTAAAATTGGATCATTTCTTCTATTATTAAATGAAGAACATAATCAGAACTTAACAAATATTATCGCTTTACTTCTCTTAATCGCACCCGCAAATATAGGGGCCTATTTACAACCATTTGTACATAGCCTAGGACGAGCTATCACAGGGATTATAGTAAAATTAAAGCAACAAAAAGTTCAATTACCAACAATATCATTACAAACAGATAAATTATTAGGTGCTTATTCACAAAAAGTAATAACAATGAATGGACAAGATTATGAAATAGATAATACACAAGATCAAGTAAATGAAGAAGAACATACTTCTGTTATTACAGGTTTATTTGAATTAATACGTTTTTGTACAATCGATGTATTTAAAGAAGCAACACCAGCAAAACTTAAAGCAATGACATTATCAGCATCAAGAATAAAAATTATATCAGATGCAATAAAAGGAATTAAAACAATAACAGAATTCTTTTTTACATTATTTCATTATCTGGTTAAATTTTTATATGATTTAGTTTTAATTTCTTATGGTGTGTTACCAACTATAGTACATACAGAAGAAGTTGAAGTTATGATTAAACAATATACATTATGGAAGCAACAAGATTTTTTTACAAAAATGTTAGCTGATAAAAATAAAGCACTACAATTCTGCAAATTCAGACAAGAATTTATTAAATTAGAAGGAGATATACAAATTATGCAAAATAACAATCTTAAAAAATGGACAGCAGCTCCTTATCTAGGTGTTTTATCAAAAAGTATTGATGAAGCATATCGATCATTACCAGCGCATATGCAGCAAGCAGAATGTATAGGACGAGATGCTCCATTTACTTATTGGATGGTTGGTATGCCAGGAATTGGAAAATCATTTATAAATACATATATATTACATCGAATTGTTATGGCAACAAAATTAATGGATCATTATGAACATCCAACTACATGGTCATATAGTAGAGCTATTGGAGTATCAGAATATTGGGAAAAATGGCATGATGGAATTATCGCATGCTGTTATGATGACTTATTCCAAGTGTATGCTGATGAACAAACAGTATATAAAACAATTGATGAATTAACAAAAGTTATAAACGAAGCACCATTTAATTTAGAAACAGCATATCAAATTGATAAAGGAACAAAAACATTTCGAGCACCTATAGTTGCAATTAATTCACAACAAGATATTATTGGTGCACCATGGCTTTCGGGTAAATGTCTTTCGGTCGGTACTCATTTATATAGACGACGAGATATAGTATTTCAATTATTATTAAATTCAGAATATTCAACAGAAGAAGGTACATTAGATCAAGAAAAATTAAAAGAACGAATGAAAAAACATCCAGAATTAATTGTTGGTTTAGCGGAAAGTGAGATGTTTATGGCTGATATGTATTTATTCCAATTTACACATCCATTGACAGGAGAGGTTTTAGCAACAACAAGCTTTCCTGATGGAATAAAACGTATAGAAGATTCTGCTAAACATAGATTAAAAGTTGAATCAAAATTAAAATATCGAATGGATTCAGCTATGCAAAATGAATGGAAAAGTGATACAATTGGTTCATTTAAAGTGGACATAACTGATTTTAAATATCTTGATGTTAATAATATGAAAAACGAAAAACAACACAGTGGTCACGATAAACACAATGCTGAAAGACCAACACGAGGTGGAGTATTTTATCGAAGAAATGGAAGACATCCAGTAACAACAACGAATGTATTACCAACTTTAAAAACAGCAAAATACTGGAGGAAAAATGAACGATTACATTATAATATTGATGATTTACCAAGTGAAGAAGAGTTTGAAGATTTAGGTGAAGAAGATCAAATGTTACAAACAACGAAATATTGCATTAACACAGGACCACCATTAAAATATGATAGAGATGAATATGAATCACCAGATGAAGAAGATTCAACATTGTTATGTAATCAATGTTCGGCTATATGGTTAGAATTATCAAATTATGTTATATGGAATGTACGAGATCGAGCAATTATATCAGATTATATTAAATTAAAAGACCATGGATGTTTTAAAAATTGGCAAGAAATGTTCGATTATACAAGATCACCGGGAAATCAAAAAATGTTCAATGCAAATCCTTATTTAAAAACGTGGGAGGATGATGCATTAATGGCTTTAGAAGAAACACGAAAAGGTATGCAAAAAGAAATGCAAAATACTAAGATTCAGACACTTGGTATTGTTGTAGCAGCTATTGGAGTAGCTTTGGGAGGATATTTTGGATATAAATGGTATCAGGGTAGAACATCAGATAAAGAAGAAGTGCTTGCTGATCAAACACATGAAGGTTCACGAAAAGTAGTTAAAACAATAGTTAAACGTCAAAAACCAGTTATACTTGATAAATCAATGAGACCACACAATTATTCACAAGCAAATTTAGATGTTGAAAGCTTAATTAAGAAACAATTTGCATTATTAGAACTTTGGATAGAAAGTGGAGGTGTACAAAAATATGTAGGATTCTGTGGGACAGTATTCTGTGTAGGTTCAGACGTTTTTGTATTACCAAGACATTATTGGCATAAATTAAAACAATATCAAAAAATTTATGAAGAACAAAAAGATATAATGTTTATTAAATTAGCTTGGAATAATCGGGATAAAATGGATATACCATTGGATACAGTACATGCTTATTTACCAGAATCGCCACGATTGTCAGATTGTTGCTTTCTTCGTATACGACGAATACAATACAATTCAGATGTTTCTAAACATTTTATAAGAGTTGGAAAAGAGCCTAATACATCAAATTGCTATTTATTTGGTGTACATGCAGCAAAACCAGGAGAAGCAATAAATTTTGATTATTCATTAACACCAGTACACAATGTCCGACTCTCGAATCAGATATATGAGAGTAGAGAAGCAATTGATCAATATTACGGACAAAAAATCGAAAAACATGAATATATAATACCAAATATATGGCGATATTCAAATACATTAACAACACCAGGACTATGCACATCAATTTTAATTAATACAGACAATAAATGCCAAAAATTGATGGGATTTCATATAGCAGGAAATCCAGATGCAGGTGTTGGAACATCAATATGTTTATATTATGAAGATATACAAGAGGCATTTGAATATTTCACAAACTTAAATGGTTCATTAATATTTGGTCCAGAAGTTGATAAAATAGTAACAAATGAACCAATTCAATCAGCAAACTTAGAACAACTAACAGATCATGGATTTTTAATTATAGGCAAAGCTGCACCAATAACAAATGTTTTAACAGGTGAAGTTATCAAAAATCCATCACATAATATGCCTAGAAAAACAAAAATTAAACCAACATTAGTGGCAAAATTAGCAGAAATAGATTTTGGTCCATGTTCAGTGGCTCCTGCAAAACTATCAATCTATAAAGATAGTGATGGAAATAAACAATCACCATTACATACTGCACTTAATAAATTACAATCAATATCACATATGGTTGATCAAGAATATTGGGATAAAATAACAGATCATATAAATGATTCCGTTTTAACATGGGAATCACCATTAAATCGAGATGAAAACAAACGATTATTGACTGATTTTGAAATAGTCAATGGGGTATTAGGATTAAACCCAATGGATCTATCAACATCACCTGGTTATCCTTTTACACAAATGAAAGCAGGAACTAGTAAAAAACCTTTTTTTAAACAACGAGAAGATGGATTATATGAAATGAAAGATGAATTATTAAAAATGAAAAATGATATTATTGAATCGTGTACAAGAGGAATAACACCACCAGTTATTTTTGCAGATACATTAAAAGATGAACCAAGATTATTGGATAAAGTAACACAACCACGATTATTTCAAGCAGGAGAAGTTGCGTACTTAGGCGCTATGCGGCAGATGTTCGGAACATTTGTAGCATTTTTGCACAGTACTAAATTTGAAGAGAGTGCAGTAGGAATTAATCCAACAAGTATTGAATGGAATTATAAGGTCCGGTTAATGAAAATAGTTGGAGAAGCATATATGAACATAGATTACAAACGTTATGATTCAAGCCTTGCATTTCAGATCTGCATGGGCTTTGCTAAATTAGCAAATGCTTGGTATAATGATGGACCAGTGAACGCAATTATTCGAGAAACACTTTTAGCAACTGGGTGTCAAGCGTTACATATTATTGAAGATTTAATTTATCAAACAAGACAAGGAAACCCATCTGGCTTCTTTTTAACAACAATATTAAATAACTACTGCAATGAATTTTTTAAACGATATGCATATATACGACTTGTGGATTCAGAGTTGAAAGATTTTCGAGTAAATTTAAATCCATGGGATTTTGGAGATGATAATATAACAGCTATACATGAGAGAATAACACATATTTATAATATGGTAACATATAGTATGGCAATGGCAGCTATAGGAGTAACTTGTACATCAGCAGATAAAGATGAAATAACAAAGAAAACAATACCGTTAAAAGAATGTACATTTCTTAAACGAGACTTTTACTATGATCCAGAAGTAGAAATTTATAAAGGACGTTTAGAAAAACAAGTTATTAAAAATATTATATTTTGGACTGAAGCAGATCCAGAAAGCATGCCAGATTTACACAATCAAATGAATTCAGCATTATACGAAATGTCTCAATATGGCAAGACTGAGTTTGAATATATGCGCTCAAAATTTCGATTATATTGTCATAAATTAACTGAAGAAGGATACAATATCGACGCAACAACATTATTTACGTTTGGTCAATGTAAATATATGATGTATCCTGAAATTTATCCAAAAGTGAAAAATGTCGAATTTAAACAAAGACCAGCAGCTGTTTTACCAACTGAAGCACAAGATTACGTCAAAATGGAGGCTCAATCATATGATGAAAATGAATTAAGACAGCGGTCAGTAACAATATCAATGGAAGATGACGATGAATTAAATGTACAATTATTATCTACAGTTCGAATATTTATACGTAAAGTTGAGCCAATACTTCGAGCTATTAAAAAAGAATTAAATGCTTTAATCTTTAACGAAAGTCAGATAATTCGTGAAATTTTAAGGACATTATTTAGAATTATGGTACCACATAGTGCATTAGCACAGCTTGTCGAGTATATTAACGTGAATCGACATTCAAATGATGTGATTGATATTGAAGATCACACACGTATCACATTTACACATAAAGCACCACATGAAGCACCAATTTTAATACCAATTAGACCTTGTTTATGTCATGATAAATACCATGTGTGCAATCAAATGTGTATAGCAAATTGTGAATACGTAAAAACCAAACAACATTTATTATCAGTTGTTTGTACTATATGTGATGTACCAGTTAATGATACAGATAAAAATTTTAAAGAACATTTACAAGGTCGACGACATCAACACAATAAACGATTATTAAATATAACCACGGATTTAACATACAATGATTATCGAAACCATGCAATTAAAAAATTATTTAGTGAAACACCTCATATATTTCCTGATTTATTTCAGATACAATCAAAACAACAGGAAATTGAAGATCGTGAGAATGAATTAATTATGAGGGAAGTTGATATACGGATGGAGCCAGTATTAGAAATGATGAATGAAACACCAATGGCTTCACGAAGAGCAACATCATGGCCAACATTAAACGAGTGGCATAGTGAACAATTTAATTCAGATTGGAATATCAATGATGTGTCACCACAAGCAACAGATGATAATGATGATAAATCCGTAGAAACAATATCAACGTTTTACGATAAAGGAAAAGTGATTAATTATGATCCAGCAGTAACTCATATACCAGCAATACATACACCAGGAATAACGATTGGTGAATTTTTAAATAGACCATATATGTTAAATGAGTTTAACTGGACAGCGTCAAATGCTTTTAAAAGCTTAATACTATCAATACCATTACCACAAGGACTATATAATGTAAGTGGAAATATGTCAACAAAATTAGCAAATATAGCCTTTATTAGACCCAACATGAAAATAACAATGAGAATAAATGGGTCACCAATGCATTATGGTCGTTTAGTTGTATCAAGTTATGTAAATCCTATTACATATAATACAACTAATTATTTTAATTTCGAAAATATATGGACAACACATTGGAATACAATTTCACCGAATGCACAAAATGAAGTAGAATTTCCACTTAAATATCGATTCAACCGCGACGTATTACGATTATATGGTAGCACGGGCTCGGGCAGCTCATTAGCACCAATATTAACAGGTTTACCAACAACTAGAGCGGGCTCAAATGGTGAATCAGCACCAGCAACAGGTGCGCTATCAACATTATGGCAATTATTAGGTTATGTTATGGTGCCATTACAATCAGTTACAGGAACAGCAGCAAATGTAAATGTTTCAACATGGGCAGCATGGGATAACCTTATAATACGAGGATACATACCTGAAAATGTATTTACAACACAAGCTATTGATAGGAATGAACAACAAAAGAGTGTCAATTTTAATACACTAAGTATAAATGATTTTGAATTTCAGGACTTAGATGATAAAAGTATTTTATGGCACAAGAATGACGTGCAGGATCACGCATCAACGATAACAGCAGAACCAGAGGTAGAACAAGAAATTAATAAAACACAAATTGTAGTAACAACAAAACCTCAATGGTCTGGAATTAAAATACTTAAAAATATTGGTAATTTCCTATCAGGATTTGGTGCATTATCATCAACAGCATCATCAGCATTAGCAATTATGGGATTATCAGTACCAATTAGTAATCAAATAACACAACCAATTATGGTACGAGCACCGCGAACACACTTATTTGAAGATCAAACAACATCAATTATTTTAGCACCAATACCAAATGCAACAATTGAATTAGATTTTGCTGCAGTGTTTGGTGATCCAACAGATTTAGATGTCAAATATTTAGCATCATTACCAATACCAATATGGATTACACAAATTACATCGGCTAATCAGTCAGGTGACACGTTATGGAGAAGTTATATTTCACCAACTGATTGTGGTATATATCGGGATTATATATCACCTAATGTAGGTCAATATTATTTTAGTAATTATGACTGCTACATTACACACGGACATAGGTATTGGTCAGGAGGGCAATGGTTTGGTTTTTATTTTTGTTTATCACAATTTCAATCAGCACGTTTTCGATTTACATGGCGACCTTATTTTATAACAGGACCAGCAATGAATATGACAAATTCCGCTAATTGTGTTAATGAAACTTGGAATATAACAGGAGAAATGATTAAATTCGTTTACATACCTTATTATCAAGATTTAGCAACACGAGAAGTAGATATGATAGCACCAATCTCTACAAATGATGAACAACGAAATGGAATAGCGGATTTAATGGTCGTCAATGAACTTACATCGGGTGTCAGTCCTGTAAACCCTGGATGGATATATATATTCAGTGGGGCAACAGCTGATCGACAGTACTTTTTTCCAACACTTCAAAACATTACATCAAGAGGAATTATGTCACCACAAGGACTAGAGAGCATTCTCAAAACTGGCGAACAACCTGTAATTGAAATTACAAACTATGAGATGCTCATGAAAGCACATAAACCACCATTGGGTGGAATTGAAGGAGGACAAACACAACATCGAATGAACTATACAACAGAAACAACAAGTATACGACAATTAATGAATATGGTATCACCGTATATTAACCCATCTACAGCATCGCCAGCTTATATAAATTTTGGGATGGGGCAATTTGTCTTCTTTTTACTAAGATTGTCAGGAACAATTTTACAACAACCAAGTGGTGGCACATATATAGGATATAATTATTATCCCTATAATATGTTATTACGTTATTTGAATCTATACCAATATTATAAAGGAAGTAGACGATTTGTAGTGATACCACAGAATGATAATCAAATCGTCCAAGTATGGATGAATAACGATATGCAACTTCAAACTAGTGAAGTTGATGTTACAAAAGCACAATTATCTTATGTTAATGCAACACCAACTGGCACCTTATTTAGTGAATATACAGGAACTTCTTCAACATCATTTCACCAATTTTTGAACCTTAGTCGACAAACATGTGATTTTACAATACCATGGAACTCACCAGTAAATTGCGCTATAACAGCTATAAATGTTGACGATTACTATAGCGCTAACTGTCCTTGTGCTACAGTTATGGTTACTAATACAACATCAAACAGCAATTGCTCAATATTGATGGGAGCAGGAGATGATTTCATGGTGGGTTATAGGCGCCCTATGGGCAGAATGGCTCGTTGGCAACAAACATCTTTTAATTCAGCTGTTCAAATAACATCAACATTTGCACCTAGGAGAGCACAAGTACGGGATATTCCCGCTCCTCAGTGTGTAGCAACACAAACACCGGTATACATAGCAATGTCACAAGATGAACATGCAAATTTTATTTTAAGTGGGGGCAATTTACAATGTATACCACCATCAATACAAACAACACAACCAACACAACTCCCACAAACAACACGAGGTTCAACTCAATTTATGACTATGACGCCAACAACTAATACTGAAACATCAGATATTTCAGTATCATCAACTCATACTTCGACACAACCTACAACCGATAATACAACAGATAGCAATCAAACCACTGATACGACAACAAGTGGTTGCAATCTATATATGCCCGGACCAGATCCACCAGATTCTTCTAAATTACCAGAAGGATATATGTGGACACCAGTATTTGGTGAAACAGCGACAACTGGATCCGGGGGCGTTTTACAACCTGAAATAATAGGTTGGCAATGCACTTTGATTCCACCAGATGGACGAATGTCGCTGAAGGATAGAATCCTTCGAAAAAGGTCTGCGATTGGACCTGCGCCTAAGAGCGCGAAATAACAAGACTTTACTAACACTATAACTTAAAAATAGATGTGCTCACGGATAGTATCCGTATACAAAGATCTCACATCTAGGAGAACAATCGTGACGGCGCAAATGCGTCAATCCAATAAAATATAACAAAC